TCAGAGTGCCCGCTACCACGCATTCTTTCGTGTCTCCGATGAGGATTGGCGGCACCCCGTACATTAAACAAATTTCGCTGCGTTGAAATTGCCTGGTCGCGAGGAATTGTGATTCTTCCGGGCTAATTGTCAAATTCTGCCATTGGAACCCGTTCGTTAATACCGCCGGTAACCGACGTCCGCCGTGACTCGCGATCCAATTTTTTTGCTGACGTTCGACAGCTTTCTCGTCGAGATCCTGATCGGTGAACAGAATACCGCTCGGATTTGCGGATTCTTTAAAATACCGGTAACCAAACTCTTCGGCGCCCAGGCTCATGCCGATCGCGACGGCGGCCTGCTTGACGGGGCTCAATCCCCACGGTTCGCCGGGCATGGTGAAGCGGCGGATGTGGATCATGTCGGCGCGGTTGACCTGCTCGCCCATCACCCGGTAGACCGGCTCGAACCACATCAGGATGTCGGGGCGGCGCTCCAGAAACACGATGTCGGGATGCAAAGGCAACAAGGAGGTGGGGTTGTTCAGTTTGTCGCGGGACGTGACCAGGTGATAGGAGTTGCCCCGCAACGCCAGGCTGGCTACCACCATCCATTTCCACTGGAACAGGTCGAAACCCGGGAAAGGTTCGCGCAGCAAAGCTGGTTGGGGTTTGACTTCCTTCGGGACGCCCTTGGAGTCGCGGCGATACGCCTTCCACGGCAGCGAGGCGATCGTGTCGGCCAGCACCCGCACACACGCCAGCACGGTCATACAGGCCATCGCCCGGTGCACACCCAGGTAGTCGTCGATCACCCCGACCTGGGGTGGCGGGACGAACGACGAGCTCATCAAGTCGCGTTTCTCCATGCCGTTCTGGCGGCTGGTGAGGCGGGCGAGAATGCTCACGGGCGCAGTTTCCCCTAGCCGGTGAAGTTTTTGCTGGTCGCCACGCCGAGCAGCACCAGGCACAGACCGGCAATCATCAGGCCCAGCCACAGATGGATCAAAAAGCAGCCCACCGAGAACGCGGTCAGCCCCACGATCTCCAGCGCGGTGGAGATGGTTTCGCGCCGGTCCAGCGGTGCCTTGGGTGCCTCGATTGTGCCGACCTGCATCCGCACCCCGTTGTTGACTTTCAGCGTGAACGGCTCCGGCTCGTCGGGCGCCATGTCCTCGGGTGCGAGGTTCATTTCCTCGGCGTCGGTGACCGCGCGGGCGTAGTCGATCGCGCCCTGCTGGGTTTTGTCGCGGGCGTCCTGATAAAGCTTGCCGCCGCTGCCGAACGGGACCACGTTCGTGTCGTCGTCATGTGAATCGCTCATCGGTTTCCTTCCGCCACTTGTCGATCGTGTCGTCGTCGGGCCAGTCCCACACCGTCGGATCACCCACGATGGGAGGCGGGTTGTTCAGCAGCCACACCGCGCCGGCGCACGCCACCAGCGGGGCGGCGTCCACCGGGGAGTGGCGCCGGTCGAAAAACCAGGCGTCGCCGATCGTGCGGGCCACCGTGGAGGCGGCCGCGCGGTCCAACACCTGCGCCGGGCGGTGCGCGATGGTGCCGTCGACGATGCCGTCGTAGAACTCGCCCGCGCCGGCGGCCAGCTGCGCGACCGGGCCGCCCCAGTCGGTGATCGTGATCCCGGCCGCGCGTAGGTCGTCGGCCAAACCCGACGCCGGGGCGCCGGTCTTCTGAATGCAGATCCCCGCGAACTTATCCTTGCGCGCGGTGAGCCAGCCGGTGATCCAGTCGGTGCCCTTCCCGGGGGTTTTGACGACCTCGATGTGGATCTTGTCGTCGGCGCGCCGCGCGGCCACCGCGATATAGGCGCGGGTGCGGTGATAGTTCAGGTCGACACACGCGTACACCGGGGCGTCCTCGGCGCGGAATGATTGTTTGTCGATGGTGTCGTTCCACGCCTGCGCGGGAATGATTCCCGGTTTGAGCGCATCCACCCACTGGCAATTTGCGGTAGGAATCAGGTCACGTCCCGCGAGGAACAGGCTGTCTGGGCTGTCTACGGTGAGGCAGCGGGTCGGTCGGCTCGTTACAGGAGTGATAGCGCGAATGCTGATGGCGGTGCGCTCACCTGCCCGTGAGCGCGAATCGTGGATCAGCGCGGCCTTCCGCAGCAGCCGGAAGGGCTGCATGCCGCTGGCGGTGAAGCAGACCATGTACGCGGTGCCGTTATGCGACGGCACGAAGGTGGCGCGCTGCCCTAGGCTGCGGGCCAAATACAGCACCGATTCGGCCAGTTGTTTGTTGGTGTTGCAGAACCGCACCCGGTTGGCGGCGTCAATGCTGCCGTCGGTGTCGAGTAAACCTTGGAGCAGAGCCAGCCGTTGCTCCGTCCCGGCCGTCAGATAACGCTCGGGAACGTGTTTGTTGCGCCAGACGCCGATCTCTTTGGCGCGGTAGGTGAATCCGTCGTGAGACCAGGGTGGCGCGAGGTTCAGGCGGATGTACTGAGCAGTCCGGCCATTGGGGGTGATCGAGGTGGGGATGCCCAGCGCGGCGCGCATACCGTCCACATCTGCGTCCGCGCAGGTGATCTCAGGCTTACTCGCCGTTCCGTCGCCTAGCCATGCGCCGAGAACGTAGGGATCGAGCGGAAGTTCCACCGGCTTGCTGACGAGTTGGTGCTGGTCCGGCAGCCGGTAGGCATATCTGCCGCCAGTCCGATTGCGGGTCACACCTTTCTCTAGAAGCTGCTGTGTGGTCAGCGTCTCCCAGCCCCGGTTGCTGCGGCGGTCGTTCACCAGCCACCGATGGTCGGCGTCAGCGATTACCGTTCGACCGTCGGTGGTCGTCACCTCGAAACACGGCCTGTCATCGAACACGTCCGTGGCGCCCAGAATCTCGACCGGGTGGCCACCGGGATGGAACACCTGGTCGCCGGGTGCGGCTGTCCCTATCGTTTTCCACCCGGTCGTGGTGAGCACCGGTGTATCGACATCTAGGGCGAGGTACTCGGTGCGGAAGCCAGCCATGTCCTCGGCTTCCATGTTCTCGAAATGCGCCCGCAGATCATCGAGCGAAAAGTCGTTGAGCAGCCCCATCGCCGGGTTCGCCAAATACCAGTACCGGTCGTCGCGCGGGTCCACATCGTCGGGCACCGACCATTCGAAAAACCCGGTCTGGGTATCCAACGTGTCACCGACGGTGATCTTGCGGACCGCGGCCTCACGCAACCCGCGCAAAACCACACTGCGCAGATCCCCCGCATTCGAGGTGGCCAGCACCTGCGAACACGGGCGCACCGTGGTGGTCGGGGTGACCGCCCGCCACGCCTCGTTGCTGGTGTGCTCGCGGATCTCGTCGAGCCACGCGAAATCCACCGACAGCGACCGGCCACCCTTACGCGAGCTGGTGGCCGCGCGCCAGTTACGCCGATACGTCAGGATCGCGCGTTGCTTGCCGTTGGTGAGGTGGTGATGCAGCAGCTCACGGGCCAGCAGCGGATGATCACGGATGGTGTCGACCACCTCGGTCAAGGTGGCCTCGGCGTAGTCCAGGTTCTGGGCGGCGACCACCGCGAGTTTGGCGGCCGGCCACCTGGGGTGCGGGCGGCCCTGGCGGTCCATGAACAGCCGCCATATCCCCAGCCCCTTACCCCACGTGGTTTTCCCGTTTTGCCGGGCTACCAGAATGACCAGGAAGCGGAACCTGAATCCTGTTCCGTCCCTTCGTTTTTCCAGCGCCCGGTAGTACAGCCATTTCTGCCACGGCAAAAGGTGCCAGCCGAGGATGACCTCGAGGAAGTAGCAGCATTGCCAGCCCCAGCTGGCTTCGGGTTTGATGCCGAACTTGGCGTCGGGGTCGGCGTGCTCGGGCAGCGGCGGGGTGAACAACCGGGGAAGGGTTGACCCGACCCGCGGATCGACGTCGACGACAGCGCTCACTTGACGTGCCTGGCGTAGCGGTCGAAAGCCTGGTCGTCCTTGGCGGTCCAATGCAACGAGGCCAGCACCTCGCGGGCGGCCTGGGTTTCCCGCGCCTCGGTGACCGCGTCGGCGACCAGCTTCCTCACCGGAGCGGTCACCCACACCCACAGCGCGTCCAGCGCGTCGCACAGCAGCCTGCGCACGCGTCAATCGTCGCGCCAGGTTTTCCGTGGCCTAAGTCAAGGACATTCGCGGCGTGTCGCCTATATGATGGGCCGCTCCAAGGCGGTATAGACGGCGACGAAATCGAACCGCAGATAGGGTCCTTCGCTGCCGGCGCGCACGTAATGCGCGTATTTCGGGTCCAAGGTGCGACTGGCGGGGATGTTCATGGATTCGGTGGACTCGGGCACGTCATCGATGATCCGGCCGTCGACGGGTCCGCCGCGCAGGATCGCGTTCATTGATGTCTGCGTTTCTGCAAAGCGGCGACCAGGAAATACAGCAGCAGCAGCCCGGCGAGCACACCGACCGCGGCGCTAGCCATCGGAGGCCATTTCGACGCGGCGCTGCGCGCGGTAGCGGGCCAGCTCGTCGACGGGTTCGGCGTCGTCGAGCTCGGTGTCGCTCATCGGTGGGACCGGCCCGGCGGTGACGGTCTCCTCGGCGATGTCGTAGATCTTGGCCTGATCGGCCATCAGCCGGCGCGCCACCTCGATGGCCTTGAGGTCGCCCTCGGTGACGTGGACGAACGCTTCGCGGACCAGGATCTCCATGCGGGCCATGTAGATGGTCATCGCGTTTTCGTTGCGCAGAATGTGGTCCTTGGTGGCGCGTTCCAGTTCGGCGTTGACGATTTGGCTGACCCGCATCTTGGTGAGGTTGATCTGCGGGTTGTCGGCGATCTTCTGCTGGCTGTTGCCGGCGACGAACATGTCGAGGATCAGCTGGTCGCGGCGTTTACGCGCGGCGCCGCTCAGCCGCGGTGGCTGCGGTTTGCGTGCCATGTTGTCCTCACGGTTTGTATCGTCCCACCAGGGCGGGGTCACCCAGGTTGGGTGTGTCGCCGAGCGGGTCTTTCCCGGTGCGTTCCTTGATGATTTCACGCATCAGCCACGCGCGGCCGTACGCCGCCTTGTAGGGGCGGAACAGTTCCTCGTTGCGGGTGATGTCGCGGTCCCAGCCGGGGCTGTCGGCTTTGGCGCCGGTGTACTTCTCGGCGTCGGTGTTGTGTTCCCAGGCGTAGATATTGCCGCGCACCCGGCGCACCTCCGACAGGGTTTCCACGATGCAGGTAAACGCGGTATCTTCCCAACCCCAGCCCACGAATTCGGGCGGTTGACCGCCTAGGCGCCACCACTCGTCACAGGTAGCGACCAGGCAGCCGCCGACCCCGTTGGGGCCGTCACCGTCCCACGCCATGATGTAGGGCACGTCGGCCAACTCATTAAACGGGGTCTTAACACTGTCAGCAGGCAGAATCCGATAATTAGTAAAAGGCCAGCACACGCCGACGGGATCGCCGACCGCCTTGATGACATTGCGAATATCCGGCACGGTATCTGCGTCGGAGATTACTACGACATCGGTCTTGGCCTTTCGAACGCCGTTATTGCGCGCCTGACTGAGACTGAACACTTCGGTGTCGCTGTCGGCAGTGACGACCGGCCAGTTGACTAGTCGCCAGAACTCGCGCACACGCCTGTAGGCCGCGAGCCGTGACGGTGATGGCCGCCACGGAATAACGACTGTGGCCTCAGGCTGACTGGTCACGATCGACATCATTGTGGGTGAATAGTTCTAGGCGCTTGAGGCGCGCCACTTCAGCGGCTTCTTCAGGGGTATCGAAAGATCCCAGCCAATACGCTTGGCGCCGATGTATAACTCGAGCACCCCATTTCCCGTTCCAGACGCGGACGACACCGCGCATGCCACTAGTGCTGTTGCGGTAAGCGCCGGTTTGGTTCTGGTTGTTTTGAGATCGGCTAGCGGCCCGTAGGTGTCTCGGATTCACGCAGATTCGATTGCGGCATCTGTGATCGACCTCATCTGGCACCGAGCCGTATGCCAGGTAATAGGCGAAGCGGTGAGCGCGCCATAACTTGTCCGAATCCCTGAAAACGCCGTAGCCGCCTCTGGTGAGCGCGGCTCTCCAAATCCAGCAGCGACTGCCCAGTGCCGGCTGGAAGGGACCGTCCTTATCGACCTTCGCCCAGAAGCGTTTCATGTCGGTGCGATGACCTTGCCGCACTGCACGCAGGTGCGCGGGTGCTCGGACTGCGGCAAAAACTCGTGCGCGCAGGTGTCCACCTCGGGGTCCAGCCCGGCGTAGCCGGTGCACAGGCACGGCTTGGACGCGGTGTACTGGCATCTTTCGTCGGACCAGCCGGACAGGATTTTCACCCGGCAGGCCCGGTCACCGTCGAGGTTGTGCTGTTTGGCGGAGTGCCCGCAGCTCTGACATTGGGGGCTCACACCCGATATTGTCGGCGCGCCGGGGCCGGTTGTGAACCTAGACACGCGATGATGGGCGCATGGCCGCAAAGACAGAAGACTCCCCCGAACAGTTAGTCCACAAGCCGGTGACTCACCCGGCCCTGACCACTCCGTGCACGGTGACGCAGCTGCGTAACTGGCTCGAGCAGGGTGTGATCGCCGTCACCAGCGGGGACCACTGGGAGAGCACCATCACCACCACCGCCACGTCGATAAGCGTCTCCTGATGATGTTGCGGGCAGTGCCAGTCAAGGTCACCGCCCCTCCGCTCGTTTCAAGGTCGCGAGGTCGGCATGTGAGTCCACGGGTATGTCGTAGGCTCCGGCGCGCACTGGCCGGGTGGTGAAGATCGCCACCGCCTCGTAGCGGTGCACAACCGTCGATCCGAAGGTGGGGTCGATGTTCATGTCCTCACGGATCGGTGGAAGTCCCCGACCGGTGGTCAGCGCATACCCCTTGGCTTTGATGTCCTCGGGTGTGTGTTCCATCCATCTGCCTTGAAGCGCGCGGTCCAGCAGCGCGGCGCTGGGGAACACGTGAACGTCGTGCAAGACGCCGTCGCGGGGCAGCGGGGCGTGCATGATCGGCGAGATCAACAGGCCGCGTTGCACCCAGTACCAGCGCCACGCATGTCGGAGCATGGGTTCGGCGATAGGACGGTTGTCGGGTCGAGGCGAGAAAGTGCGCAGCCCCAGTTCGATGCGGTGCTTGTTGTCGTGCCCTCTGATCCATGCGTCCCTGGACTGTTCATCATCGAACGGTATCGCGCGCCACGGCTGGCAGTCCCGACAGCCAACGAGGTACTGGATGCGTGTGACCAGGGGTTTGCACGATCGGCAATAGAAAGGGCAGTTGACGGTGGGCACCACGTCGGTGCGGCCGCAGTAGAGGCAACGCGTCACGGAGCCATCCTGACACCGGCGGCTACCGATACCGTGCCCACACGGCGCCCAAGCACCGAATATGTCCTGGTTGTTAGCGGTAGCGGAGGGATTCAGACCCTCCGATGTCAGGATTCATCTGACAGGGGGTCCTCTTCGTGGACGTACTTCCAGCTGCCTTCGCCGGCGCTGGCGCGCCACACCGAGCGCACCGTCGGCACATCCAGAAGCATGTAGCCGGTCTTCATGAGCTGAAAGCACTCGAAGATGTCCGCGCCCCAGTGCACGCACTCGTGGTCCCCCTCCGGGTAGGGATGCTCGCGCAGCAGATCCACGCGCGCTGCGAACACCCCGCCCTGGATGTGATGACGGGGCAGGCTCGGCGAGAACCCGGCGTTCTCCGGGCGCCCGGAGTCGGCGAGGCTGCCGGTCATCGCCACCGTGCGGTCGGCGATCAGCGGCGCCAGCAGGTCCAGCGACCAGGTGACATCACGGGCGTGGCCGTGGTTGGTGCACACGTACAGCAGGTAGGGGTGGCGCGCCAGGTCGACGGCCAGGTTGAGCGCCGGGCCGTACATCAGGTTCTTGCCGAGTTGCCATTGATAGCGGGTTTGGACGCCGTCAACCTGCGCTGTGATCATCGCGTCGGCGAGGCGCTGCGATGTGGTGGCGCTGTTGTCGATGACGATCAGTTCGGCGTCCAGCGCGGGCAGCGCCAGCGCGGGCAGCAGATCACGCTGCAACCGTTCGATGCTTTTGTCCTCGTTGTTGTAGGCGATCATCACCGCCGTGACCGGAATCACCAGTACCTCGGAAACTGCATCGGCTCGGGATAGTCGGGGCATTCCAAGGACGCCAGGAACTCCTCGGGTGTGTCATATTCGGACTCCAAGTACATGCACCGTAGTCCGTCGCCCATGCTGTAGAACAGTTCGGTGTGGTCGCTCACGTCTTCTCCTGGCTCGCGTAGAACTGCGCGACCTTGGGGATCGCACCGGGGACATCGTTGCCAGTAGCGGATCAATCGGGCCATCGCGCCCACCAGCTGTTCACGTCGGGCACGTATTCGCCGATGCGGTAGATGAACTCGCCGTCGTTGAAGATCGCGCCGTAGAAGCACACCCAGCCATTCATTGGGTGCCTGGTTTCAGGCGCGCCGCACGCGGGGTGCCAGTGATTCTTGTCGGCCTGGTGTGGGTTCATCGTGAGTGTTGTACCGGGATGGATCGTCGGGGAGCGCAGGCATTCATGCAGGAACTCGTCGAACACCATGATCTCAGGTTCGCCGTCTAGGCAGTTGAATCCATGATCACCCATCACGGATCTCAATCCTCTTCGTCTGCGTAGAACTGCGCGACCTTGGGGATCGCGCCCGCCATCTGACGCAGCGCCAAAGCCTGGACCTGCAGGCGCAATGCCAACGCCTCCAGCTGCGCCGCCAGCTCCAGCGTCTGCCTGATCTCCAGGATCGGGCCGCCGGCGAACGCGGCGCGGCACTCATACGGGGTGCGGAACGGGCCGCCGGGCAGGTACTCGATGAGTCCCTCGTGCTCGCTCATTTGACCGCGATCGCGTAGATGTCGCCCGGTGTGGCGGTGTCGATCATGCGGAAATGGAACATCTCCAGCCAGGTCTCCAGATGGTAGCGATCCACGTTGCGGTAAAACTCGCCGTCGCGCAGCGGGCCGCCGTCGACCGCGGAGTGCTCGCCCCGGCCGTCGCCGGCCGCCGTCACCAGGAACACCCCACCGGTCATCAGCATCCGGTGGGCATTACGGCAGATCGCCTCGGCGTCGGGTGTGTGCTCCAGCGTCTCGCAGCACACCACGGTGTCCACCCCATCGGACACGAAGTGCTGCATCCATCCCGTGCCCAGCCACGCCAAGCCAGGGACTGGCCAGTGCGCCGCGTCGGCAACCAAATCCACGTTCGGGCCGTCGGCGATGTCTACGCCGACGTAAGCCGCGTCACCGAACAGCGGGCGCACCGGCCCGGAAAAGGGCCAGTCCCCTGCGACGGTGCGCGACCCCAACTCGATCACGCAGCGGCGCGGCTCGAGCTGCCTGACCGTGTCCGCGACGAACCGGTACGCACCCTCATGCATCAACGCACCTTCTCGTAGGTGAACGGATCGCGCCACGCCTCGACAACGGACGGCATCCGCCCGCCGGCAGCGAGGGACCGTATGGCCTGCTCGGCGGGCGCCGCGACGTAGGGGGCGTCGGCGGCCCAGGCGCCGGCGGCCAGTTGGATCGCCCGTAACCCTTGCGACACGGTGATCGTCTCGGAACCGCGGTGCCTCTCCATCCATTCAGCAGGCTCCTCGTAGCGCGGCCACTGCCGCTTCTGCCAGGCGTACCGCAGGTCCATGATCAGCCAGCCCGCCGCGCCGCTCAGCAGCGTCCCCACGATCAGCATCTCCGGTGCCATATCAGCTTCTCTCCGGCGGCTTCGGGAGCATGGAGTACAACAGCCATTTCTGCCACGGCGGCAGCTGCTGCCAGTCCTCGAACATCTCGTTGAGCATCGTCCATCGACTGTCGTCCTCAAACGGATCGGTACTCACTGCGCCGGCTCCGCGACGGGTCCGTACGGGTTCTCGTGGCAGTGCAGGGATGTGGTCCGCTTGCCCGCCGCCGGGTCGGCGTGCCACCACTGCTCGCCCTCGTCGCGGCTGATGAACTTCATGATGTTCTCCCCGCAGTGCCTGCACCTCATCGCGGTGCGCTCCAACCCGGACAGTGCCCCATCCTCACCGCCCCGGTGTCCCAGCCGTGGCGGATGCCGCAGTTCCACGCCTTACGCTCACCACGCGGGCGTGCACCCATCGAGCAGTCAATCGGCTCCCCATCGGCGTGGTCCACCAGACTCGGCTGGGTGTAGCAGATCCCGATGCTGCGGGCCTGCGCCCATCGGGAGATCCGCAGCGGCAACTCCTCGCCGCGCGTCTCGATGTCACGCAACAGCGGCTCGATCATCCTGATCCGCAGCGCATACCCCACGCTGCCGATCAGGCAGTCGCTCACGATCCATGCCTTACCCTCGCTGATCGCGGTGCGCGCCGCGTTACCGGACTGGCGCTGGGTCTCACCCGATGGGTTCCCATACCCCAGATACAGCCCGACGATCGGGGCCGGCGCGAACGCCAGCGCCGCCGCCAGGTGCGCCCGGAAATCTTTGACCGGCTGCGCGTCGTCCTCGAGGACCACACACCAGTCCACATGCCGGTACGCCAGCGCGCGCAGCACCGCGATGTGGTTGGCCTCGCAACCCAGGCTGCCGTCGTCGACGTTGGTGACCACCGCGGCCACCGAGCGGCGCAGCAGCCGCACGGCTTCCAGGCGCGAGTCGTGCGCGACGATACCGATCGCGATCGTCATGTCAAACCTCGTCAGCCATCGTCGCTGAGCAGCTCATCGAGGACCGCGTTGATCATGATGGTCTGCGCTCGCATGGCCGCGGCGACGTTGGGTCCCCTGGCCATGCTGGCGCGGTAGTCGTCGCGTTTTTCGCGCAGCTTCTCCTTGTCGACCATGACCAGCTTGCGCTCAGACATCTTCCCCGCCGAGCAGCTCATCGAGGATGCCGTCGATCACCGCGGCCTGCGCCCCCAAAAGCAGCCACGCCGACGCGAGCGAGTTGTCCTTGCGGGCCATCTCCACCACCTCCCGGTGATTCTCCTTCAAACCCTTCAGCAGCTCGCGACGCGTCACCGGGCGGCCCTGCAACCTGGCCGGCCGATCCGACGCGCCCAGCGTCACACCCTGTGTCACGTCGGTGGCCCAGCGGGCGATGGTGTCATGGAAGGAGAACACCCCACCCGCCTCCCCCCGGGAGTCGATCACCTGCTGACACGCCCCGCAGATGGTGTCGACGGTGTTGTCGGCGCGGTGCACCCGAAACGTGGCGCGGTGCTCACACGTTTGGATCGGTTTGATCATTCCGCTGACCACGGTGCCCACCGGCTCGTCGGCGGCCACCAGAAACGTGTCCTCGCCACGCGCGCCGAGCAGCACAGCGTCGGACTGCAGGTCGTACAGGCCCAGCTCGTGGGCGTCGCGCAGCACCCCAGCGTCGGCGGCCGGCTCATCGATT